CCTTTTTCTTTCCGAGATAAACGATTGTGCTAGCAGAATACTTGAGTCCGCTGCCTCCTCCCATTTCTTTTGTAGGGTGATAAGCGCCGATGACATCATAGGTGTGGTTGGTAACGATCATTGATATATTAGCCTTGCCAAGTTTCAGTGTCAAGATACGAAAGGCGGATTTAACCAGTTGTGCTTTCGTCATATCACGAACGTTCTTGTCGTCCGATGCGTCTTGAACCTCTTTGTTGGTGGCAAGGTTACCCAGAGAGTCTAGCACAAACATCAGTGGTTTGCGATCTTCTTTAGGTTGTTCCATGTATTTATCCACAATTCTTACTGATTGTGTACGGAACTCTTCGATGGTATTGACTGGAAAAATTACCATGCGGTTGGAGTCAATGTTACGACTCTCAATCATCTGCTTACTAATGGCAGACTCAGTTTCAAAATAAATGACTCCAGCGTCAGGATCAGTATTAAGGAAGTTACGAACAACAGAAAGGCAAAAGAAAGTCTTTCCAGTCCCCGATTCTCCTGCCAAGGCTGTAATCTTGTTGGAAGGAAGACCTCCAAACAAAGATCCACTAACCACGGCATTAAACATATAGCTGCCAGTATCAATGAAAGATTCAACATCGCCAGCAGCAATCCCGTCGCTAACAAATGAAGCATACTCATTCTTACTGTCCTTGATGACTTGCGTTAAGAAACTCATAATTAATTAAAAAAACTCAGGAGTGATATTTTGCGTTCGTAAACCCATCCGATGCATTCTAGCACGTTCTTGAGTGGTTCGTAAAACGACTTTTCAAATTGTGTGTTGTAATCGACATACTTGTCCAGGTTAAATTCTTTAGGAATTGTACCGAAGAAACTGATTACATTCTGCTGAATAGGGTTAGGCGTTTTGAGATAGATGAACTTAATCTTTTCACCTTCCTGAATAAGAGGGTACTTATTAGTAAGTTTATTACAGCGGACATAGTGATTATACAGTAATGCACCTCGGACATGAATAGGCGTACCCTTTGAAAAAATATCCGTCCTACTTCTATACTTTTCAAGACCATTACATCCCCTAGGGAACGCAATGTTGAGGTAGTCTTGTATCTTAGTCTCTTCCTTAACGCCATCAATAAACTCTAAAAGATCATCATTTGTTTTGTTGATAATAATATCATAGGCTTTCAGCAACTTATCTTTAAAGTATGCTGGAGTTGAAGACCTTGCAGTCTCCATACCACAGATTTTCATCTTAGGTTCTTTGTATCGAACCCCTTCACTATCCCATACGTTGAGAACATAACGCTTCTTCGCAGTCCAGAAACCACGGTTAGCAATATTCTCACGCTTCATTTTCATCTTTTGCTCGAAGGCGTTTAGATATGTTGCCAGTTCTTCGTAAGAACTTTCAATAAACTTTTCAAGTTCCACTTGACAGATCTTGTCAAGGAATTTAACAACGCCTTCATTAGTTTTCTCTCTGCCGCTGTATATCTTGTCCACAAGAGGACCCAGATTAAGGTACATAGAATCAGTGTCGCAAGCAATAACATAATCAACTTCCTCTGTTTTTAAAATTCTATTGAGATAAGCGTTTGTTTTCTTTTCAATCCATTGGATAGACAGTTGTCCAGATAATGTAATTGCTTCCGCCATTTCTAATCGATAATAACGAAAGTGCTCATTACCAATAGCACCATAAGCAGAATTGAGTTGAATCTTACGTGCCATCTGAATGTTATTGCACCTAGCAATCTCTTTCTTCAGTTCAACTGTTGGATTGTTTTCATATTCTTGCTTAGCTGATAGCATCTTTTTCTTGTAGATGACTCGTTCATCATAGATTTTTTGCATCAGCTTAGGTAAAAATCCTTGGTACTTAGTAGTATATAAAGTACCATTAGCAGCTAGAGTTTGTTCCGATAGCGAACTAGTATCAATCTCTTCGTTAAGCAGTTTAGATACATTTGCACTCGGGTGTCTTTGGTCATGCAATGTTTCAGGAGAAATATTGTACTGCATAATCAAATGTGGGTACAGACTGTTCAAGTCAAAACTCACAACCCAATCATACATACCAGGAATAGGTTGTTTAACATATGCACCAGCATACTTATCATTCTTAGTTGCCTCTTTCTTGGGAGGAATAACTATTTTTTGTTTAGCGAGATACACATAGATGATGTTATCCCACATACGAACCTGTGAGTATACATCTTCATAGTTTACTTTGGCATCATATGCCATGACAACAGCAAGTTCTAGTAGTTTCATCTTGTCATCCAACCTGTCAACCAGGCGAACGTCAATGATGTTGTACTCTACAAACTTCTGCCAGTCTTTAGTATAGAACTCTTTGAAGGTATCATACTCACTGTGGTCTAGTTTATTTTGACCTAGTTCTACAAATGCAATATGATCTAGACGATATGATTCTTGGTTGGTGTAAGTAAATTTACGATACAACTCAAGATAGTCTAGCGTTGCAATACCAGAAATGTCATAAGCAATCTGCTTACGACCTTTGATCCAAATTTCTCTACGCATAATAGTACCCCAAGGGGACATCATACGTGTCTCTTTTTCTCCAAGGATACGAGAGATACGATTACAAATGTAAGGCATATCAAACAACTGCACATTCCATCCAGTGATAATGTCTGGGTAATTAGACATCCACCAGTGGACGAATGCTTTCAACATCCCACTCTCAGTTGCAAATTCCATATAGTGAACATCTGGATCATTGTTCACAAAGGGACGAGAACCAAATACAGTAATAGTTCCCAAGGTACTATCCTTAACACTGATACAAAGAATCTCTTGATCTGCAGACTCAATGTCTGGAAACCCATTCTCTGCACCAGTCTCAATATCAAGAGTAAATATTCTAAGTTGATTGAAATCAAAATTGATATTTTCCCCAGGGTACGTCTCATAGATGTACTGGTTTAAGAATCTAGTCTGACCATAGATGAAGAAATCTTCTATGTCTCCATGATCCTGAATGAATTGTTTTGCATCTTTGATAGTACCCTGCTGCACTGGACGTACATTCTTACCATCCAGTGTTTTCCAATCAGAAGGTTTAGATGATGGCAAGAACAAGGTGGGGTTGAACTTCACCTTCTCTTGAAATGGTCTACCATGTTCATATCCACGAACAAGGATGTTGCTTCCAGATTGCTGAACACTGGTGTAAAACTTCATTCGATCTCTTTGTCTTTCAGGTCATAATAAAGGGACATGAACATGGCGCTTGGTTCAGCAATAACAGTAATGCTTTCTGAACGAACCGTCAGTTCTTTGTCGTCACTGTAAGGAGGAAAGGGCACTGCCCCATCCTCATTTACTTCACATGGGTATTTTAGCATACAATCGGGTTGACCGAACTCAGTACCAGGAATTTCTTCAACCTCTGCTACAATCCAGTGCCCGTCAAACTTGAGGAGTTTGATCATACAACCTCAGGATTGATCGCAGGATCGACACCTGCTGGATTTGCACCAGGAGCGGAACGACCGATAGCAGCAGTGATGTCTGATTCTGCCTGCTTCTCTGCAGGAGACTTGCCACTACCATCAATGCCATCAAATTCAGACTTAGCCGTGCCAAACAACTTCTCTGCTTCCTCAACCTTCATTAGGTATGCCTGAGCGAGACCAGGATCTGGATCACCAAGAGACAATACACCATCATAAGGGATACGGAATTGAGTCTCAATTGAGAAGGGACACCAACGACTGTACTTGACTTGAAGATCTTGATCAGGTTTATCAGTGTTTTCTACATTAATAAGTTCTAAAGTATATGGATGATTCATAATCAAACATACACCACGCTGCTCTTCACCTTTACCTTCAAATGCTTCTTGTAGCATAGTAATCAATTTCTCACCTGTCTTCAAAATGACGACAGTTGGCTTCAATGCTTTGGGTTCTTCAGTCATTAGTTTCTTCTCCGTTTTCTAATTTGTTTTCTACTTTATTTGGTTCTGCACCACCATCAATAGGATAGTGTGGTTTAACAACCTCAACGTATTTGTTGAGGATGCTGTCTGTAGGGATCCCCATGGTCACTACATGTGCGAAAGGCATACGATATGACCAATTCTTAGTGAATGGGATAAGCGGTGCCATAGTGATCTTTGGATCTTCTGGCGTACTGTCTGGTGCAAAGTTGAGAACCATGGGAACTTCCAAAAGGAAACAGTATGGTTCATCATTGTCAGTTCTGATCTCACTGACCTTTGCTATAACCTGCTGATCATATTGTAGCAATAGGATTTTTATGTCTTCCATAGTCTAGGATGATACTCATTGATTATACCACAAAAAAAGAGGGGTGTCAACTGGATTTTGCCAGTTACCCCCCATGCGGCGACGATATAATTTATTTAGTCTCTTCTTCTGCTAGGAATTCTCTAATCGCTTCACGCTTAACATCGTACCAAGTCAACTGTTGATGTTCAGGAATAATTTTCACTAAAGAAATCTTTAATAGTCCATCAGTAAAATCTACATCCACAACTCTAACATCGTCACCGAGTTGCCAAGTTGCCGTAAATGATCGTCGTGAAACACCCTTGTGCAAATATGTGGTTTCAGGATCTGTACCTGAAGTTTTGCTGGCAACTTTGAGAATGTTTGATTCAGTAGAAATTTCAATCTCCTCTGCTTTAAATCCTGCGAGAGCAACTTGAATTTCGTAATTACTGGAGTCATGTTTGATTAGGTTGTACGGAGGATAGTTCTTATTATGACTGGTCATAGAATCCAGTCGATGGAACATATCACTCAGACCTACAGCGTGGGGTAGATAGATATCCCAAGTATTTGTCATTTGTTATCTCCTTATATTTAAGCGAGTTTAGTTTTACGTCCCCGAAGGCGACACTACTAATTATAAGAGAAACAAAAAAAAGGGGATACGGAATCCCCTACTATTATATTCGGTTTTAATTAGTCATCAAAATAACCCAACCCTTATCTCTATAGAAGTCAAGATGTTCTTTACCCCATCGAAGGGTCAACCACAGCGTTGACCTATCTGGTTTTAAGAACATGACATTAACTATTCGGTTGTCCATTTTACTCTTCCTGTTTCTTTCTCCCTATATTATACTTGCTTTCGAGCGTCCAGTCATCTTTGTCTTTAAATGACAACACTTTGATTTGGTTTAGAGGAGCAACGTCCTCAATTTTATCAGTGCTGATCACTTCCAACAAACCCCAGTCAGATAGAAGTTGAATGATTCTATTACGTCTCTGTACATCATTCAAAGAAAGGTTTGTCTTTTTACCATCAAGAGCAAACAACTCTTTAAAATGCACAATGTAATACTTACCTTGCTTGTGAAGGATATGACAAGATTGATATAGTTTCCTTTCTTTCCTGGAAGCTACACCAATACGAGTTAAAGTTTCACGAATCTTTAAAAAATCGTCTGGTTGACCGAGGGCAACTTCAACCATATCAGATTGTTGCCATGCAATATCAGTATCTATCATTTTGTACCGCCCTTGTTCAATGCCTTTTTTATAAATTCAAGTTGTTCAGTTGTAAGAATCCGAAGTGCTTCCAGAGATTTTGAGTGGTTGTAACCATAATACTCTTTAATCAAATCAAGATGTTCTAACGTCTGTTTTTTAATCCAAGGAGAAAATCTCTTCCTGGGTTTCAAACTATTTATAAAAAAGTCATACTGCATCTTCTTATCGAGAGAATGATACTTATTCATCTCATTAGCATACAAAATTGTATCAAGATGATACGCCAGACATTTGTTAATAATAAAAGGAGGATAGTCTTTCACTGCAGATGGATTATCATCCATCACATTCTTTTTAGTCTGGTTAATACTGTTCAGGTATTCACGTAATTCAGTTCTCATAATTAGTCAGTACTAGTTCTTTACGACTTGCCTGGTCGGTATTGTAAGAACCCACACTTCTCATGGTGTAGGTGTGGGCGAATTCTGCGGTTTGCCATCCTTCAAACCTCTCACGAATGAGTTGAGACGAATTATAAGATACAAGTTGAGGACCGCTAAAGAGATCACACTTGAAAGAAAAATAGTCATGGTTGAATCCATTGTGCATGTTTCCACGCTTACCATATAAATTGGATCCAATTTCGTATGGGGGATCGAGGTACGTAAAGGACTTTTTGTTATCAGTAAAGAGTTCGTCATAGTTATCATTAGTGATTTTCCAATCAGAAATTAGTTCACCGTAGGATGGGAGTTTATCAATGCCTCGCATTGACCAGTTGGATTCACTCGCTTGCTTGCTGAAAGAGGAAGATTCAGTAAGCCCACTGAAACTGCACTTATTAATGATATAAAAAGAAACAGCTCTGTCGAGGTCACTTTTTTCTCTGTCATTTAAAACATCCTTAGACTCGTTAAATAAAATTTTAGCAGACACTGGTTCGCAATAACGTTGCTTCAGTTGTACCAACTGATCATGCATCTCTCTACTATTATCCTGGAGTTCTCTCCAAAAATTATAGAGTGGTTCGTATAGATCATTGACCCAGATGTCTAGGTGTGGATAACGTTTACCAATTTCTAACGCTACGGATCCACCACCCAAGAATGGTTCACGATACTCAGTAAAATCTTTCAGGTTAGGAATATACTGAAAGATTTTACTCAGGGCACGACTCTTCCCGCCTGGGTAACGTAAAGGTGTTTTCAGGGATTTCAAAGTCTGGGGCATGGTACTTTAGGTATTCACGAAAGATCATTTTCATTTCACGCTCTGTCATTC